AACTGAACGCTTCTGCAACATCGTCGACGCCTTCGCCACCGAGAACGAAGACGAACCCGCCGGTGGAGTGTTCCCAGAGTCCAGCATTTCAGAAAACGCACGGCAGTAGGAAAAAAAGAAAAATGTTGTCGTCACCACAGATCCACAGCGACCTCAAGGGAACCACCGGCCCTTCCGTGGCCCGCTCCAGGTTTCCATCCCGGCCCCGGGCCACGGTCGCATCGACCTCGAAGAAACCGTCACCCGAACCAGCGCCGCCCGAGGGCGTCACCACAGATCCACACCAACCTCAAGGATGCACTATTACATCCGCAGACTGGCCACAAAGCAAAGGCCCGACTCGATCCACTGCAGCATTCCTGCGCCAACTCATCAAAAGCCGAGTAAGTAAATTACAGTTCTTTATCTCCAGTAAATCCAGAACAACAGCTCCAAAGAGGCTTGGTCTAAATGCTTGATTCTGGAAATCTTTCCCCGGTGAAAGCATACCTTTCACAGTTAGCGCCCGGTTCCCGCAGGGCTCAAGAGATTGCCCTTGAGACGATTGCAGGCCACATTGACCCGGAAGGTGAAAGCGCTTTGACTTTCCCCTGGTGGGAGATTGACTATGAACATGCGGCAGCTGTTCGCGCGTGGTTGGGGTCAACTTATCAGCCGGCGACGGCCCGAAGGATGATGAGCGCATTCCGCCAGGTGCTTCGGAATTGCTGGCGTCTCGAACTCATGAGTTCAGAGCGCTTGGCCCGCGTGCTCGATACCGAAAAAATCCGCGGCAGTTCTTCCGTCCCGGGCCGGGCTCTCTCACTGATCGAACTTGTTGAGCTCGGTCACTCATGCCTGGCAATTCCTACGAAAGCCTCCGTCCGGGACTGGGGAATTATCTCGCTGATGCACCTGGCTGGGTTGCGGAGCGTCGAGGTTTACCGGCTCCGGCTCCGCAACATTGACTTCCATAATGAAACTATCGAGGTATCCGGGAAAGGTGCCAAGAGCCGCTTAGTCCCGCTCTCCCCGGGTCTTCATCACATCCTTAACCAGTGGCTGGAAATCCGCGGAAATAAAGAGGGGCCGCTTATCTGTGAGCTGGATTCGCTCAAAGCCGATGAGCTTGTTCCTCTTTCTCTCGGTGGAATTTCCGCAGCGGTGCGCCGGCGGTCTGTTGCGTCTGGGACTACCTGCTCTCCTCATGACCTTCGCCGAACCTTCGTAACAAGACTGATTGATTCCGGTCAAGACCTCGAAACGATTCGAAAGCTCTGCGGTCATGCTTCCATCGAGACAACCCGGAAATACTATCGAGGTGGCTGGGAGCGTGGTCGAGGTGCTGTCGCTTCACTTGACCTGCCTGCCCCGGGGAGGGGGGGGGTCGAGCTTGGGGAAGTGAAGCCTAGTGACCGTTACTGTGGGCTTCCTCATATACCGTCAATCGAAAATTCTGGAAGGGGGGTCTGAGATGCCTCGAAAGAAGTCAATGTACGCGAAGAAAATTGAGGGAACCTACCGACCGGATCGTCAAAAACCTGTGGTTGTTCCGGAGTCGGAAACTCTGAAGAATCTTCCACGAATCCCGGCCGATTTGTCGCCTGATGCCCGGCGCATCTGGAAAAAGCTGGGCCGGATCCTGATAACCCGGCACACCCTTTCCGCGGGTGATCTCGAATCCTTGACCCGCGCCGCCGAAGCATGCGCCACAGCTCAACGCCTTTCTGCTGAGGCGGCTGACGCCCGGACATTTGTTGAGGGGGCCTCCGGTCAAACCGTAATAAATCCAATCTTCGGGGCCGCTAAGGGCTGGAGTGCGGAGGCCAGATCCTGGCTCAATGCTCTCGGGCTGTCGCCTGTTTCTCGTCCCGGAATTGAGCCGATCAAAGAGAACCTTCTGAAGGGGTCTGAATGGGAGAAAATCTGATGGAAAAACGAAAAATGACAATCGACCTTGAGGAGACAACCATGAACGGGGGGCCGGGCGATATCGGGAAGGTTCCCGGAATACTCGAGAAAATACCTCGAGTCCCTGGTGGCCTGTCGCTGGAGGCCCGGAAAATCTGGAAGACGCTCAGTGCAGTTCTGATTCAACGCGGAGCCCTGACATCAGGAGATCTTGATACCCTACGTCTGGCTTCCGAGGCACTTGCAGCGTATGAAAACTGCCTGGATCTCGCAGACCGTAAAGGCTTCACTCTCAAACGCTCGGATGGCCTCCCTCTAGCAAATCCGGTTTTACGGGAGGCCCGTGCCTGGTCGGAGTTGTCCCGGAAGTGGTTGTCCTCTCTCGGACTCACACCAGCTGTCAGAAATTCACATTTTCAAGATGACCTTCGAATTGACCTCGACGAACTCCAAGAAAAAGTTGACTCCGTGCAAGGTGACTGCGATGAAGTCGAGCTCAACGTCCGTAAACTGACGATCGCCGTTGAGTCGATGGAAAACCTTTTGGCCTCTGTGTCCGAAGGCCTCATGGTGGTTGTCTCGGAACTCCTTGCCGATAGTGTGAACAAGGAAAATCTCGCTGCTCTCGTTGAGTTCGCGCCGGAGGTGGTGGAATGAATAGGCGCATGCAGTACTTCATTTCGCTGATGAAATTCCACATCTCCACTTCTGCCGAAGGAACCTCCGCCGATCATCGTCTTCTAAATCTCGCCGCAGAAAGAGGGCGTCAATTCCGGGAGGCCTTGGAAAAATCCAAGAAGACCAACAAAACGCGGGAGCCTCAAAAAAAGTCTGACCCGCCGGTCAACTGACCGAAGGAGTGACGATGGATGTTTATTTTGACGACCAAGAACTTCAGCGGGAAATGCAGAAGCTGACGGCCCGACTCGGAAAAAAAACTATTACCAGTGCCATGAGGTCCGGTGCCGGCGTGATTTTGAAAGAAGCGAAACAGCTTGTTCCGGAGAAAACTGGAGCCCTGAAAAAAAGCCTCAAGATTCGTCAACGCGGAACCTTCGAAGGGCTGGAGGTCTCCGTGGGGTCGTCCTGGCCATCTGCACACTTAGTCGAATTCGGAACTCAGCCGCATATGGTCGGGGCCCGAAAACATCCCGGAGCAAAACCTAAACCATTTCTTCGCCCGGCCTTTCGGAATAAGCATTCTGAGGCATTATCCAAAATCAAAAACCGACTGCGCGACGCAGTAGAAAGAGGCCTGAAATGAAAAAGACCCTAAGCCGTAGCGATATTCTCAACGCAACTTCCAGACTGAAAACGGAGACAATCGAGCTCCCCGAATGGGGCGGTTCCGTTGTCGTGCGGGAGCTGACCGGTGCTGAAAGGGACGCCTGGGAGGCGTCTATCATCACATCTGATGGCGCCCAAAGTCCCGAAACGATGCGGAACGTCCGGGCGAAGCTCATTGTCAAAACCATCATTGACGACGAAGGGGAGCTGCTCTTTACCGATGACGACATCGACCGGGTTGGCGCTCTGTCCGGATCCACGCTCAACAAGATCTTTGAGGTTGCCTGCAGGCTGAGTGCTCTCACCGCGGCTGAGATGGATGAACTTGAGGGAAATTGACGGCCCGACCTGCCCGGCGCTTCTGGTTCATTTTGGCCCAGGCGCTGGGCGCTACGGTCGGGGAGCTGCAACAACGAATGAGCTCAAGCGAGTTTTCCGAATGGCAAGTGCTTTACCAGCTCGATCCCTTCGGAAATCTGAGAGGTGATTTCCAAGCCGGGCAGATTGCCTCAACGGTTGTGAATCTCTTTCGTGATAAGACTGATCCAGTCTTGAGCCCTGCTGCCTTCCTGCTTCCCTCCCCCTGGAACAACGCAACCGATACAACTATTCACAGGCACGAACAACAGGACTCACCGGCTCCGGGATCACGGGAAGAAACCGAACTCTTCCTGGCTGCAATGGGGGCCGTGCGAAAGGAGAAAACATAATGGCCACACTCGCAAAGCTCGATATCATCCTCGGCATCAACTCAGCTAAGCTCATCAGGAATCTGAACCGTACCCGCTTCCGTATCCGGCGTGTCGGGCGGCAACTTGAGTCATTCGGAAGAACCCTCACCACTGGAATTACAGCCCCACTGACTGCCGTCGGTGTTGCTTCAACAAAAATGGCCACCGATTTTGAAAGCTCAATGTCAAAGATAACTGGTCTTGTCGGAGTGTCACGGGACCAGGTAGGCGCCTGGAATTCGGAACTATTGAAGCTTGCTCCTGCCCTCGGTAAAAGCCCGAAAGAGCTTGCGGAGGGAATGTTTTTCGTGACATCAGCAGGGCTGAAAGGGGCTCAGGCTCTGCGCGTTTTGACGGCATCGGCGAAAGCTTCGGCGGCTGGCTTGGGAAGCACCGCCACCGTTGCCGATGCGGTGACGTCCGCAATGAATGCCTATGGTTCCGGGGCGCTCGACGCTGGTCGAGCTACCGGTATTCTTGTTGCTGCCGTCCGGGAAGGAAAAGCCTCTGCTGAGAGTTTCGCCCCCGTTCTCGGGGCTCTCCTCCCGGTTGCTGCTGATGCCGGTGTTGGGTTTGATGAGGTGGCCGCATCCCTTGCGGCAATGACTCGCGTGGGTGCGCCGGCGGCAGAAGCTGCCACCGCGTTACGGGCAATTCTGACGACGATCAAGAAACCCTCGAATGATGCTGTTGAATCACTCGACAACATCGGGCTCAGCGTCCAGGGTCTTCAGTCTATGCTTGATGAAAAGGGACTTCTGGCCACACTCCAACATTTGAATACCGCCTTCGAGGAAAACGGTGTTGCTATGACGGATGTTTTCGGAAACGTCCGGGCCTTGAGCGGGGTACTCTCACTCACGGGTGGCGAGGCCGAGAAGACAGCCGGCATTTTCGCCCGCCTGGCTACAACCACGGAACAGGATTTGAATAAGGCTTTCTCTGTCGTGTCAGGAACCGCCGGGTTCAAATTCGCGCAGGTCCTGAGCTCGATCAAGGTCTCTGCAATCGATCTCGGCAACGTCCTCATTCCAATTGTAATTCCGGCGGCGGAACGGCTGGGCGCAATGATCAAAACCGTCACCACGGCATTCCAAGAACTCAGCCCGACTATGAAAAAAGCTATAGTCGTGGCGGCCGGCATTGCCGCTGCCATCGGTCCAATCATTGTTGCTGCCGGAGCTGTCGCCCTGGCCATCGGATCATTGGGTGTAACTGCGGTTGGCTGGATTGCCGGTATTGCTGTCGGACTTGGGGTTCTGGCGGTTGGCTGGGATAAGGTTGCAGCCGGCGCTAAGGCAATGTGGAGTGCGGTCCAACCCCAACTATCTGAATTTGCCGCCTTTGCCGGAGCTCAGTTTGAGAAGATCCGCGCATGGGCCTCCAGCGTGTGGCCTGATATTCAGTCGATCATCGAGAAGACACTCAACATTGTGAAAGCGCTTTGGGCGGAATATGGTGAGGCCATCATGGTCTCTGCGCGAATGGTTTGGGAGTCTGTAAAAACCACCATTTCGGTATCTCTTGATGTAATTCTGGGATCGGTATCGGCTGTCATTAAAGTGCTGAATGGTGACTTTTCTGGAGCGTGGAAGAGCATCAAGACTACCATTCAGATCGTAGCGGATTCGATGAATCGGCTTATGGTAACAGCGATTGCCGGTACGATCGCTTCTTTTTATTTACTCGAAGCCGAGGCTGGTGTTGCTCTGAAATCGTTGATGGAAAAAATTCGTGTTCTTGGGGAAGTTTATCTCGCGCTTCCATTTATCAATCCGGTCGGCGCGGCGGCGCTAAAAAAGGGACTTGGCATACTCGATAAGGGTATGGTCAATGTCACGGCGAACACATCGAAAGCCCGTGAGGCGTTTGAGCTCTGGACGAAACGTGCCAAAGAGTCAATGGCATTGCCGTTTGAAAAAACAGTGACGTCAATCCAGAGCGTGAATACCGAAGTCGCATCGATGCCCGTGGTTTTTGATAAGACCTCAAAGTCAATCATTCAGGTATTCGATGATGCCGGGCAGAAGATTCAGGGATCTCTTTCCGGTGGATTCGGAAAGGCCGCTACTTCGGTCAAACAACAGGTAACCGATCTCAAAAACCATCTGAACGCGAACCCGCTAAAGGTTGTTTTGAATGTCGACTCAGACGCCTTCCGGCGTAGCCTTGCGGAGCTTGGTCTCCAGCCCGATACCGCTGGCGTCTTGCCATAGGTCCGGACCCCAATCGACACGGAGGAGAGATTCCGAAAGGCCCTCAGATTTCGATTCCGGCCAGGTGGCCAAGGCCCGGTACAGGGATCGTACTTCAGGCCGGTTGAGTCGGTCTCCCAGGCGGACGCCGCCTGACATTTGGGACTGGTCCCAGCGTTCGCCCTGGTCCACCGGCTGGCCCCTCGGATCCCGGGACCCGTGTTTCTCATCCTCAAGGATGCTCCCTGCCGTGGGCGTCCAACTTCTCGCAAGAGCGAGGCCCTCCCCGCCGATGTCCGGGCGGGACATCGGAAAACCCTTCGGCGTCCATCCCGACCAGGCGGGCGGGCTCTGGTGTGCGGATTATGCCGGAAGCTGACCAGACAGCCGGCGGCGCGGCCAGGGGATGAAATCCGGGACCGGGCCTCGGTTGGCCCTTGGTTCTTCCTCCAGGTCGACCCGTTGCCGAATCTCCCTCAGCATCCTCCCCGGGTGCTTCCCTGTCTCCGGTGGGTCTGGCCCCTGCCGATCGACACGGAGGGAAAATCCCGGAAGGCCCTCAGAAATCGATTCCGGCCGGGTGGCCAAGGCCCGGCGCCGATCCATAAAACGCACTCCAGGGCCGGTTAAATTTCCGCCTTCATGGCCATTCCGAACCCGCGGCCCGCGCCGGCGGGAAATGCTTGGCCGTCAGTCTGGCCGGTCCGACTCGGCCATCCGCACCGCGTACCCATTTAATCGTTTCGGGTTCTCTCGATTTTCCGGCCCCGGGCCGCGGACGCACCGACCTCGAGGGAACCGTCACCCGAACCCCCGCCGGCCGACCGGTCTTCCCTTCCGGCTGCCGTGGTAAACACGTCCACGGGTCGATTCCGGGCGCCTGGTCGAGTGCCGATCCATGAAACCCGCCTCAGAGCCGTTTGATGCCTCGCCTGGATGGCCACGCGAACCCAGCGCCCCCTCCCACCGGGGAGAACCCGGCCGTCAACCCGGTCGGCCGCCCCTTCAGTTCTCCCTCCTGGCCCGGATCTCGGTTACGTCCAGCGCTCGGAAACTTCTTATGTGTTCTTGGGTTCGGTCGGGTAGACCTTGTGATCGGGATCCCACCAGAGGAGCAGAAAAACGTTTCCGTCAAGGATGCCCCAAACACGGTTTTTCCCTGAAAGCCGGAGAGACCAGATACAGCTTGTATCATCCAGCTTAATTTCAGTAAGCCGTTTCTGAGCCTGGAAACAGATTCTCTCTATGGAAACTCGGTGATTCCGGGTTCTTTGAGAAACAAGAATTTCATTCCACGTCATCCCTTCGAAATCTGTTAATTTCTCCCTGATTTCGGCAAGTTTTTCACCGGAAACCCTGCCCCATCCCCATTCGCCCTTCATGTCCATTGCCCCAAAACGCCAGGAAGGGAACTCTTTGAGATAGTTATTCGGCTCAATTAAACGAGGTGTCTTCGAGGGTGACGGTTCGCGCGCGACTCTTGGCCGCTTGTGTTTTCGTGCCATTACTCAGGAAAGAGATCCGTAGTATTCGGCCATGGCCTCATGACTTATTTCGACGTCGCCACGTTCTCCCGGCCGAAGGCCTATCCGTGCATTCTTCCACGGATCCTCACTGTGCGTAAGTTCACTCAACCATTGGGATGTCTTATCGCCGTAGAAGTTGAGAACGGCATCAATGGTTTCCCGCTCATCCTCAGTTAGAACTTCCGGGTTGCCCTGAATATCTCCAGGGCTGACCCTGAACTGTCCGCGGTGTTTGTGATAGAGGGCTCCAACGACCGGGCCGTTTGCGTACGCCTTAATCTTTTCAGGAAAAAGCGGCTTTTCATCCCAAACGAGAGACCAGGCTTGTGAGTAATACACGAGCTTCTGAAGTTTCATCGCGGTCATCGGCCCCATCTTTTCGAGGATATAAGCCGCTACATCATAAACTGAAGCCATCATTGTTCTCCCCTGGGAACAATATATGTCAAAAATCGGTGGCCGGCAGAAAATATTTTCATTTTTCTTTTGATCCGCCTGGATGGCCACGCGGACCCGGCGCCCCACCAGCGCCCGCGGTTGGCATTCGGCCTGGCCGTGGTGGCGGCCGGATCCCGGAAGGACCACCAGCCCTTCCGTGGCCCGCTCCGGTCTTCCCGGCCGTCCGCCGTGGTAAACGGGCTCACAGGTCGATTCCGGGCGCGCCT